ACCTTAACGAGTCCCTGCCTCCTGCGTTTAAGCCTATGGCGTTGAACCCGGTCACGATTGAGCCGGGCTTTTTTCTCCTCTTTAGTTTCGTTCATGCCTGATCTCCGTTGATGGTTTCCTCATCTTGTGAAAACCATTCCTCTAGCATTTGAATTAAGAGGTCAAGCGGAATTGAGGTAGTAGCTCCCTTGTTTTTAAGATCATATTCAAGGTTGCGGATGTGCTTTATTACTTGATCCCTTGAATGTCGCCTTATTCCGTTTAACATTTTTTTGGTTCTTTTCATTTTATTTCCCCTTAATAATTTAACTAAAACAAAACAACTGAGCTTCTTTCTTAGCTTGCTCAACTTCAATTTCAGATAAGTTGTCAGCAAATGATTGTGCATGTGTGATTGCTCTTTTAGCTTGCTCTTCCGTAGGTGCTGAAATTGCAAGTTTAAGTGCAAAAACAAGCGCATCATAAATATTAGTTAATGGTTTATTTTCCATAAAGATTGCTCCTCCTCTTATCCCCTTGTCCAGTATGAATTTACAGGACGATATCGACAGTCCCAAGTATCTATGCATTGGCCGTTCACAACAGCGGTAAGATGACGACTATTTCTCACCGCTGCTATCCCACGAAAGTCCCAATCTCTCAATTTGATTGTACCTCTTGGTTTCCCAACCGGGCGTGGCATTTTATTTTTCACGAACCCTTTATCGGACAGGTATTTTTGCCACACCTTGTCATAAGTCGGGTATGCGCCTATTTCAAGCCCGATTTGCATGAGATTTTCAAACGTGATTTTGTAACTTTCGTTACAGACGATGCTTATCGACCTTACGACACAATCGTCTTTGAAGGTTCGGCACAATCTCTGCGTTTCGTTCCACTTCTTGTATTCCATTTGTTTCCCCTTGATTTATTTAAGTTACAAGGATGATAATGCATCATTACATGTAACGCAAGTTATTTAGTGCAATTAAATCGGTCATTTTTCTGCACCAAGTTTCGCGCAGTTAATTACACATATTTATTTGCGTGTCAGTATCGTGATACCACAAAACCCTTTGCAACACGTTTTTTATAGTGTAAGGTATGAAAAGGTGCGACTGCTGACTCTTTCCCCCTTGAGGGAGTCTCAGCGTACCGGTGCATGAATCACCTTTTCATTGATGA